ACCCTGAAGGCGGGCAAGCTCTTTATCGATTACGACTATACGCCGGTTCCGCCGCTGGAAGATTTAACCCTGCGCCAGCGCATCACCGACACCTATCTGGCGAACTTCGCCGCATCCGTAAACCGCTGAGGAGCCGGGTAAATGCCACTGACACGCAAACTGAAGGGCATGAACCTTTTTAACAACGCCAACAGCTATCAGGGCGTCGTCACCGCCGTGACCCTGCCTAAGCTGGCGCGCAAGCTCGACCCGTTCCGCGCAGGCGGCATGAGCGGCGCGGCCTTTATCGATAACGGTCTGGAAGATGACGCGCTCGATGTTGAATGGAGCATCGGCGGCATTGATGAGCTGGTACTCACGCAATGGGGCGCGTCTGACATTCCCCTGCGCTTTACCGGCTCTTACCAGCGCGACGATACCGGCGAGGAAATCGCGGTGGAGATTGAGGTGCGCGGTAAACATCAGTCGTTTGATTTCGGAGAAGCCAAACAGGGCGAAGATACCGAAACCAAAATCACCAGTAAAAACACCTATTACAAGCTGACTTTTAACGGCAAAGAGCTGATCGAAATCGACACCATCAACATGGTGGAGAAGGTTAACGGCGTTGACCGTCTTGAGCAGCGCCGTAAAAACCTCGGCCTGGTATAACCCCTGACGCCAGCGCCCGCCGCTGGCTTTACCTGACTACAGTGAACAGAGAACAATCATGGAAAAGAAAGAAAACGTTGTTGAGTTTGAAACCCCGCTGCTGCGCGGCGAAACCGAAATCAAAAGCGTGGAGCTGATTAAGCCGAATGCCGGAAGCCTGCGCGGCGTGCGCCTGGCTGATCTGTGCCAGTCAGATGTTGATTCCCTGCTGACCGTGCTGCCCCGCATTACCCTGCCAGCACTGACTAAGGCCGAATGTAACGCCCTTGATCCGGTTGACCTGATTGCGCTGGGCGGCAAGGTGATTGGTTTTTTGCAGTCGAAGTCGGACGAATAGACTGGCCGCACGGCCTGACGGTCAACGACCTGATGGCCGATATTGCCACGATATTTCACTGGCAACCTTCCGAGATGTACGACATGCCGCTGGCCGAGCTGATGGGCTGGCGGCATAAAGCCTTTATCCGCAGCGGAGCAACCCCGGATGAGCAATAACCTCAAGGTTCAGGTGCTGCTGAATGCTGTAGACAAAGCCTCACGCCCCTTCAAAGCCGTACAGACCGCAGCCAAAAATCTTTCGTCTGATATACGCCAGACGCAGACGACGATTAAGGAGCTGGATGCACAGGCGGGGAAAATTGATGGATTCCGCAAGGCCAGTGCGCAGCTCGCCGTCACGCAGCAGAGCCTCAAAGACGCAAAGCAGGAGGTAGCAGCGCTGGCCGTGCAGTTTAAAAACACGGAGCGCCCGACGACACAGCAGGCCCGCGCACTGGAAAAAGCCCGTCAGGCAGCGTCGGAGCTGCAGACGAAGTCCAACAGCCTGCGCCTTTCGGTGCAGCAGCAGCGCGAGGCGCTTAACGCAGCGGGGATTTCTACTAAAAGCCTGAGCAGCGAGCAGCAGCGCCTGAAATCCGCCTCGGCGCAGGCTACGGTCAGCCTGAGCCGCCAGAAAATGGAGCTTCAGCGGCTGAATGCACAGCAGGAGCGACTGAACCAGACCAGCGAGCGTTACCGCAAAGGGCAGGAGCTGTCGGGTAAGGTGCGCAACATGGGCGCGGCCGGTATCGGTGCCGCCACGGTTGGCGGCATGGCTGCTACGTCGCTGCTGATGCCGGGATTTGATTTCGCACAGAAGAACTCCGAGCTGCAGGCCGTGCTCGGCGTGGCAAAAGAATCGCAGGAAATGAAAGCCCTGCGTGCGCAGGCGCGTCAGCTGGGTGATACAACCGCCGCCTCTGCCGATGATGCGGCAGGCGCGCAAATCGTTATCGCCAAAGGCGGCGGTGATGCCGCTGCCGTTCAGGCCGTTACGCCGGTCACGCTCAACATGGCGCTGGCAAACAAGCGCACGATGGAGGAAAACGCCGGGCTGCTGATGGGGATGAAGTCAGCCTTCCAGCTTTCAAACGATAAGGTGGCACACATCGGCGACGTGCTGTCGATGACAATGAATAAAACGGCCGCTGACTTTGACGGGCTGAGCGACGCGCTGACCTACGTCGCTCCGGTAGCGAAAAACGCGGGCGTCAGCATCGAGCAGGCGGCAGCGATGGTCGGCGCTTTACACGATGCCAAAATAACCGGCTCAATGGCCGGTACGGGGAGCCGCGCCGTGCTGAGCAGGCTGCAGGCTCCTACCGGCGAGTCATTCAAGGCTATCAAAGAGCTGGGGATCAAAACCGCAGACGGAAAAGGAAATACCCGCCCGATCTTCACCATTCTGAAAGAAATGCAGGCGAGTTTTGATCGTCACAAGCTGGGAACAGGTCAGCGCGCCGAGTATATGAAAACCATCTTCGGCGAGGAGGCCAGCTCATCGGCCGCCGTGCTGATGACCGCCGCCTCAACCGGTAAGCTCGATCAGCTGACCGCCACGTTTAAAGCCTCTGATGGTAAAACGGCCGAGCTGGTCCAGGTCATGCAGGATAACCTCGGCGGCGACCTGAAAGAGCTGCAGTCTGCGTATGAGGCTATCGGCACCGACCTGTTTGATCAGAACGACGGCAGCCTGCGCACGCTTACCCAGGACACAGCGGCGCTGCTGCTTAAGGTTGATGGCTGGATTAAAGCTAACCCTGAGCTGGCAGGCGGTATTGCAAAAGTGGTAATGGGCGGGCTGATGCTGGCCGGGGCGCTGGGCGCTATCGGGCTGGTAGCCTGGCCGGTGATTGCGGGCGTGAATACCCTGATTGCCGGTGCGGGGTTTCTCGGCACGGCATTCAGCATCGCTGGCGGAGCTATTACGGCCGCGCTCGGCGCTATCACGCTGCCGGTGGTGGCCGTCGTGGCGGCAATCGTGGCCGGGGCGCTACTGGTACGCAAATACTGGGAGCCTATCAGCGCCTTTATAGCAGGCATGGCCGAAGGGTTTACCGCAGCGATGGGGCCGATCAGTGATTCCTTCGGTTCGCTGAAGCCAGTGTTTGAGTGGGTAGGTGGCAAGGTCAAAGAGCTGTGGGACTGGTTCGGCAAACTGCTGGAGCCGGTGAAGTCCACGCAGACCGAACTTGCTGCCGCCGGAGACATGGGTAAGAAGTTCGGCAACATGCTGGCCGAGGCGCTGAAAATCCCGAGCCACGCGCTCGATCAGCTTATGGGCGGCATCAACTGGGTGCTGGATAAGCTCGGCATTATCGACACGAAATCCGATGGCTTCAAAGACAAAGTCCCGTCCCCGGATCCGGTAGCAACCGGCGGCGCGGGCGCAGATACCGGCGGGCTGCAATACAACATTGCCTATGGTGGCGCGCCTTACCGCCCGGTTTCAGCCCCGTCAGCCGGAGGCGGATTCACTGACCGCAGCCAGAATACTTATCAGTATGAAATCAACATGCATGAGGGTATGACCAAAGACGACGCAATGGCACTGATGGCGCAGCACCAGGCAAAAGAGCAGCGCAACCGCCAGGCGCAGAACCGCAGCAAAATGGGCTGGGAGGATTAACCGATGATGATGATTTACGGCATGATGCCGTTTATGCGACAGACCCTGCCTTACGGGGATATGCAGCAGAATATCGACTACCGCTGGCCCACTAACAGCCGCTTCGGGCAGCGTCCGTCGGCGCAGTTTATCGGGCCGGGCGATGAAAAAATCACGCTATCCGGGGAGCTGCGCCCGGAAATCACAGGCGGCTCGGTGTCGCTGATGACCGTTCGCCTGATGGCCGACGAGGGGATGGCATGGCCGCTGATTGGCGGCAACGGTATGATTTACGGCATGTACGTGATCGAGAGTATTTCTAACACCTTCAGCGAGTTTTACCCTAACGGGACGGCCAGCAAAATCATGTTTACCCTGAGCCTTAAGCGCGTGGATGAGTCGCTTACCTCTATGTTTGGCGATCTGAAGAAACAGGCTGACGGGCTTATCAGCGGCTCCGCCAGTCTGCCAGGGCAGCTCACGTCAGCAATCGACGGCGTGAAGTCGGCGGCCGGTAGCCTGATTTCATCTGCAGGGGGGCTGCTCGGATGATTGGGATAAGCAGCCTGCCGGTGCAGGCCGGGGCGCAGCTGACGCCGGATTTCATGCTGAAGGTTAACTCTAAAGACGTCACAACCAATATCCGGGATCGCCTTATCTCGATGACGCTGACCGATAATCGCGGCTTTGAGGCTGACCAGCTGGATATTGAGCTGGACGACGCCGACGGGCAGCTGGCTATGCCGGTGCGCGGCGCAGTGATAACGCTGTTTCTCGGCTGGAAAGGCCAGACGCTTTTCGGCAAAGGTAATTTCACGGTGGATGAGGTAGAGCACCACGGCGCGCCGGACACCATGACAATCCGCGCCCGCAGCGCTGATTTCCGTGGCTCGCTCAATTCCCGCCGGGAAGTGTCCTATCACGACACCACACTGGGGGAAGTCGTGACGCAGATAGCCGGGCGCAATAACTTAAAGCCCATGCTGGCCGATGGATTCGCCGGAATTGCCGTGGCTCACATTGACCAGACCCAGGAGACTGACGCTAAATTCCTGACGCGACTCGCCACACTTTACGGCGCGGTTGCAGCTGTGAAGGCCGGGCGGCTTCTGTTTATAAAGCCAGGTAACGGCGTCACCGCCAGCGGAAAGCCAATCCCGCAGATGACTATCACACGGCAGGATGGCGACCGGCACAGCTTCAGCATTGCCGACCGTGGCGCATACACCGGCGTCTCTGCGAGCTGGCTGCATACCAAAGACCCGAAGCCAAAGAAAGTTAAGGTGAAGCGCAAGCCGAAGGTAAAGCACCTGCGCGCGCTGGAGCACCCGGCGGCGAAGAAGAAAAAGGCAACCGCGACCAAGACGCCGGAGGCCAGAGAGGGTGATTATCTGGCTGGCACGGAAGATAACATATTCACCCTGACGACCGTGTATGCGACGAAAGCGACCGCGATGCGGGCGGCTAAAGCGAAATGGGATAAGCTGCAGCGCGGCGTCGCTGAGTTCTCGCTCACGCTCGCAATGGGCCGCGCCGACCTGTACCCGGAAATGCCGGTCAGGGTGAGCGGCTTTAAATCCGTGATCGATGCGCAGCCGTGGATTATCAGCAAAGTGACGCATAGCCTTTCAAGTGGAGGCTATACAACACAACTTGATTTCGAGGTATTGCTATCTGATGTTGAGTACACGGCAGAAGAGGATGGAGTAGCAGGTGAGGATGAGGTGTAAATGGGATGAAACTTAAATTTGCAAAATCAAGTTTGATTATTCAAAATACAAACAGCCGCCACCGCTTCGCCATCTAAAGGATTATTGATCATGATGCACTGCCCGTTATGCAGCACCGCAGCTCACGCTAAAAGCAGCCGCTATATCTCGAAAGAAACAAAAGAGCGTTACCATCAATGCACTAACATCAATTGCAGTTGTACTTTTAAGACGCACGAGGCACTAGCGGGGATTATCGTAAGTCCGGGGCAGGTGAACAAAGTAATGCTCCATGTACATCAAGAGCAGCAGCCGTTGCAGTTGCACTGAGTAAAGCCCGCGAAAGCGGGTTTTTTTATGCCCGCTGCCATCGAACATTTTCTGCTGCCATTTTGCTGCCATGTGAAAAATATAAAGACCATACTAGAATCTAACTTATTGAAAAACAATATTAAAAAAGATTAAAATGTTTATAAGTTCAGTATAGCCTGTTTTAAGGCTGGAGCGCTAAGGGTCTGACAGGTAAACTCCCCCTAATCCTATTCTCTGACGTTGGTGTCGGCGTGGAACTGAAAGCAACCTCGATGGGCAAACGGCTTGCCCAGCA